ATTGACACTTCGAAAGATATGACTCATTGGGATAAAATGACATCTGATGAGAGGTATTATATCAAAATGATTTTGGCGTTTTTCGCGGCGAGTGATGGGATTGTCTTGGAGAATTTAGGGGTTCGCTTCATGAATGAGGTTCAGCTTCCAGAGGCCAAAGCCTTTTATGGGTTTCAAATCGCGATGGAAAATATTCATTCGGAGACCTACAGTTTGTTGATTGATAGCTACATCAAGGATAACGAAGAGAAAGACAAACTGTTTAATGCGATTACAAACTTTCCCTGTATTGAAAAGAAAGCGAAGTGGGCTCTCAAATGGATTAACGACAAGAGAAGCTCCTTTGCTTCGCGATTGATTGCGTTTGCGTGCGTCGAGGGAATCTTTTTCTCTGGCGCGTTTTGCTCTATTTACTGGTTGAAGAAACGTGGACTGATGCCAGGACTCACCTTCTCGAATGAACTTATTTCTAGAGACGAGGCATTGCATACGGAGTTTGCGGTGTATCTGTATAACAAACTGGAGAAGAAACTGGCACGAAAAAAAATTCAGGAAATTATTCAATCGGCTGTCTCGATTGAAAAGGAATTCATTACGGAGGCTCTGCCTTGCCGACTCATTGGCATGAACTCTGACCTTATGAATCAATACATCGAATTTGTGGCCGACCGCTTGTCTCTTCAGTTGGGCTGTGACGAAATTTACCACGCCAAAAATCCATTTGATTTCATGGAGATGATTAGCTTAGAACAAAAGACCAACTTCTTCGAATCGCGTGTCTCGGAGTATTCGCTCGCAGAGAAGTCTGGAAAGGAGGATGCGTTCGAATTAGACTGCGTTGATTTTTAAATGAGATCGAGACAAGGGTCTGCTACTTCTTTGAGTGAGAGTATTTTCGTTTCATCATCCTTATCTGCGTAATGAAATGTAAATTCAATAAAATAAACAAGTTGATAACCAGACAACTCTTTGTATTCAGTGGAGACATAGGTTTCCCCTGTTTCCAAATCCGTCTGAATACACAAGTCGTATTTATGGTCAAATGGGTCGGAGTCACTATAGACCAAATACCATCCATTGATGTTAAAATGGCACTGAAGCCGAAACCTCTCTTTGATATGATCTACCAAAATCTTGAAAGAGGAAATAACAAAGGGTCTGATCTCAGTAAGAGTGCCTATCTCCGTTCGCTCCGTCACTTCTCGAACCTGTGTTTTTAACCAATCGGTCATGATCGAGGTGTAGATAGGAAAGGTAAAGTCTTGAAATAACCTCTCGTTTGTTTGAATCTTCTGCTTGTAATCTAGAAAAACAAATTGATTCGATTTGTAGAAATAGTCGAAAATGAGTTTTTGTTCTTCATTGGCAACCCTATCCTTTGTATCTTCAAGGATAGTATTCTTACATTCAGGGACAACAATTTTAGGAATGGTAGGAATTAATGTCCTATTTTCTGTATATAACCACCCTGTTACAATGTATTTACTTGAAGAAATCGGCATATTACCTCGATGCGGAAAAGACCAACAGGCTGGAAACAAAAGGAGTTTCCCTGTCTCGGGTATAACCTTAAAAGAGCCTCCAAAGAAATCCGTCTCTCCTCCTTCTACTACATCGTTTAAATACCACAAATAAGTGACCACTCTGCTGTGTTTTTTTTCATTGGATCCATCGTGATGGTATACATATTTGCCCTTGTTTTTTTCGTATCTTTGAATCATAAAATTATTGACTTGTACTAATTTTTCTTGTAAATGGTGATAATCCTGTCCAAAATTATTATTCTTTTTATAGTTATGACCTGATTCAATCGATTCCATATAAAGTTTCATATGTTTCTCTAACTCTCTGGTGAGAAGCTGATTTACCTCATCCCATTCTTCATTTTCAGGGATAATCATATCCTGAGTGTCCTTTATGCTTTTATCTAACCCCGCTGATGTAACTCCCTGATATTTAAGATATAACTCAGAATCATATCTTTGAATAATTTGTTGGCATATTTCTTTGCTCAATGAAGGGGCTGTATAAATATAATTCATATAACGGTAGATAAGATATTTTTTTTATATAACTTATGTAATGCCTATTATCTATAAAGGAAAAGATATTACCAACCTAGTGACGGGAGGCACGAATGTAAGAACAAAAAACATCCATGCTCCGGTTGGACTGGCTATTACAGGTTCACCTGGCGGAGATCACCCCTCGTGTGATTGGGAACGAAGTAATAGTTTTGGAATTACGATTGGAAATATAAATTTAGGACATTTTTATAAACCAGTGTATAATGATTTTTATAACGATGCAGATGTAAACATACCTGAAGGCGTAAACGCTGTAAAGGGCTTTTGTATTGGTGGAGGTGGTGGAGGTGCAGGTGGAAATGGAGGTCATCGTAATTGGAACCGAGAGAAGGACAACTGGAATTTGAGAGGATATTGGAATCGTTACACACGATATGATAACCCATCCAATGGAAACAATGGGGCTTTTGGGGGTTACGGTCAACACGTAATGGGACACTACGGACGAGATGCAAACATCTTTAGAGTTCGAATCGGAAATGGAGGACATGGTGGAAATGGAGGCCAGTTTCGAGATGGCGGAAGTGGAACCGCTGGAAACTCGGGTGGTTCTGGTAATGCGACCCAATTTACGATAGGAGGAAGTACTTTAACTGCAAATGGAGGAGGAGGTGGAAACGGAACGACCGGCAATAGGTATGGTAATACCACAAATCCTGCATACAATTCTCCCGGAGGAACCCCTCCCTATTCCTCGAATGGTGGAAACGGTGGAAGGACCACTACAGGTAACGGTGAATCAGGAGGCTGGGGAAACCGGGGATTTTGTAGGGTTTATTATTTGTATTAAATCTTTATGAATGAATCCGTAGACTCTAGTGCGCCTTCTACCCAAGCTTGTCTTGTAGAAAAAGCCTCTCCACAAACTTGAATACCTTCTATCTCTGGAAACTTTTTCAATAACTTGGAAGAAGGACCAGGGAGCCAAGCGTGCGTTCCAATTTCCCATAGATAAGGTCTTACCCATTCGGGTTCAGGAACCGTTTCTGTGAATAATTTTCTTAGTTCTTCATGTAATATCTTTCTTATCACTTGTACTGATTTCAGTTTTCCATGATGAAGAAAGGGAAGAACATCCTTGTCTTCGACATAAGCAATCATCACAATTCCATCACGAATGGGTATGATATGTCTCGGAATATGTTTGGTAGTCACTACTTGTAAAGTATCTGTCCACGATATAGGATATTTTGCATAGATTCGTAAGAGAGGACCATTCTTTAGGTTTGAGACAACCTCCTTGTACGGAGACAAAATAGGAAAGTATTTGAACAAGGATGGTGGAATGGTGACAATTACCCGTTTTGCTTTGTAACCATCCACTACAAAATAGTCGTCCTTTCTTTCGATACTTTTTACACGATGATTTAGAATTCCTTTTCCTTGAATATCTTTCATCATTCTCTGACACAATTCACCCAACCCTTCTTTTAAGACAAAATAATCACCTTGAACATAGTCCTGTTGAAAGGATTGAAGTTCATCGTAGGCATTCTTGTAATAAAGTTCACTGTATCCACTGGCTTCTACAAAATGATTTGCATCTTCTTTCCCAAGTACTTCTACACAATAGTCATAAAAAGTCATCACTCGTAACCTTTCGCGAAGTGTCATTTTCTTCAGTTGTGAAACTAAATACTTTTCTACATGAGGCACTACACCATAGTTGTTGTCTCGATAATCCAGCCGACTGGGTATTGGAATAGGAGTAAGTTTATAGTGTTGGATGAGTTTCCAGAGCCGGGTATGACTTTTACGAAACCTTCCAGCTCCGATTTCATAGTGTGGGGCATGATGTGTTTTTATTCTTCCTCCCCAATAATCGTTTTCTTCTAACAAAAGTACATTCTTGAGGTGGAGCGCACAATAAATACCTGAAATACCTCCCCCAATAATCAGAGTATCATACATATATATTATAGAACAATAATTATATAAAAAATTAAGATAAAACTGAGTAATGACAGAGAATTCGGAGAATCATGTATTGCTTATTAAAACGGTACAAATTGCTCCATTTCGAACGCTTATTACCGCATTAAAGGACATTCTGATTGAGTCCAATATTACCTTTCAAAAAGATGGAATGCGTATCATCAATATGGACAAATCCCATACCATTTTGGTACATCTTCATCTTCTCAGTGAAAACTTTGAATTTTATGAGTGTAATCGAGAGAAGATTGTCGTGGGAGTCAATATGTTTCATTTGTTCAAGCTGATTAGCACGATCGATACAGATGACACACTCTCGATTTATATCGAGAAGGAGGACTACAACGATGGTATTGTAGAGCATCTTGTCTTGAAGTTTGAGAACAAACAGAAAGAGCAGTGTAAGATTCAGAAACTGAAACTGATTGAACCTGAACACGAAGAGCTGGATATTCCAGATGTGAAATTCTCTTCGATTATCAATCTTCCTTCGAATGATTTCCAGAAAATTGTAAGAGACCTCAACAACATTGCGGACAAACTGGAAATCAAATCTGTGAAAAATCAGCTCATTTTTAAGTGTGTAGGCTCATTTGCAAATGTAGAAATCATCCGATCCGAGTCAGATGGAATGGGCTTCATCCAAAAAAACAACAAGGTGATTCAAGGAGAATTTTCACTGAAAAATCTGAACTACTTTATTAAATGTACAAATCTATGCAATCAGATTGAAATGTATATGGAGAATGATTTGCCCTTGATTATCAAATACAATGTGGCTTCTCTTGGAGAAATAAAATTAGGTCTGGCTCCCCTACCTAGCAGCAACTAGACATTGACTAACATTTCATCGAAATGATTGATTTTCTGTATAAAGGTCAGTAGGTCTTTCTCAATCGCAATTGCTGGGCTCCACTCCGTATGATATCGTCCATCGAGTAAATATTGAACATATTGACTGTTGTGACAGCTCACTTTATAACTATAATAATCAGTTAGATTCACCTGATTTGGAATAGTATGGGTTACACCATTGAGGGACCAAATAGGCGGAGCAAATGGATAATTCTCGGAATACTGTATTTTAACTTTTAATTCTATCTTGTAAGTGAGGTAGCTACGGATCTTTGCCATCATCTCTGGAGGGATTTGAAGTACAGGACATTGTGATTTCTTTTGATAGACAATTTTCACAAGAATTTTTCCATCGACGACATCTTTGTCCACTTCAATGGTTTCGTAGGGAGTCTTTTTTAGTTGATAATATCTCGCCAAATCCACCTGCTTAAATTCTCGTTCGAATTTGGCGAGTCTCGAGTGCATGATTGTGTTTACAAATACTTATAGATTATGAAGTCTTCAATTTTATTCGTTTCCATGTTTCTTGAATAGACATCCTTTCATGTCTAGGTCTTCAATCTCAGCAAATACGGTATGGTTTAGAAAGTCACAGTTCTTCATCCAAATCTTGAGGATACAGAAGGACTTTTTTGGAGACAAACTAATCCCTGTAATATTATCGGCTACGGTTTCATTCTTGGTCAATGTATTTCCCATGAGACGAAAAAACAGCGTCTTCCATACCTTCTCTACATGCTTATTATAGACACGAAACGAAAATCCACCTCCTTCTCGATTGGATTCATCTTCCCACATGGGTTTGATGCTGTCTCTCATCACAAATAATATCGTTTTCTTGATGATTTCAAAGGGCACCTCTTGAATCATATGTATCGAATCATAGATTGTCTTAATGTCCATGATTTTGTAATAGCTCGCAAAACTCCAGTCCGAAGTATTTTGTAAATGAATATAAAAGCTCCACTTCTTTGACAATTTATATTCATTTACGGACTCCATATGATAAACAAACATAATTATTTTTATATTTGTTTATCTAGTTCAATTAGTTCAATTCGTTTAATTTATCTCATATTTTCGTATCGCTTCTTCTGGATGTGTTCCAAAGACAAAGAACAGAATCAGGGCAACATAGGAATAAATAATGAGAGGGATAAAGACAATCATCCATCCTATTATTTCCATACCAGTGACACACAGTATTTGTAAAAATAAAATCATAAATACCGATGCAACAACCTTTACTAGAGCCATCGAATAATTCTTATCATAGAGTTCAAACAGTATATGAAAAATCATAATCATCACGAAGAGTACTGCTGGAGTGCATAAAGTTTCGAGATACATATATAAAGAAATGATATTTATTTATTCATGTCTGATATTACTTGTTTAATGCGTCAAACAAACTATACCGAAGAAGAGGCGACCCAGGCTCTAGAACGAAACAAGACCCTGGAGGATGCCATCAAAGAGTACCTGGGGGTCGTCAAAAAGGAATCCCCAGTGATTTCAGTGAACCAGGCCATTTTTAAGTCTATACGAGAGTTTATCGATAATGCAGACTGAATCTTCTGGCCTGTTTTGGTTTTGGAGCTCCCTTGGACTCTGTACCTTTTAATACGAGTTCTTTGAGTGTATTGTCGAACGGAGAGTAGTTACATTCAAATGTCTCAATGTCTAAAAGGTCATTCTTCGTAAACAATACATTACGCAAGGTGTTTAATCCATCATACACTGTCCTTTTTTTATACATATCATACGTCCTCATAGATACAGATTTAGAGACACCGTCTATCAAGTGTAAGATAGAACTGTCTCCATAATCATAATATTGTTCACGATTGATATGTATTCCATGAGCCAATACCCTTTCATACAGAATAGTATCTTCCCATCCCCAGTTCCAGAAAGAAGGGAATCCATTAATTCGCTCGAAATCTCTTCCCTTGATTGCGAGCATACCCCCGAGACAATAAGTAAATCCATAATAGTGTTTGACTTCGTTCTCTTTCAGGGAATAATCCAATAACCCCTTTTTATAGGGAAGAGTATCAATGTCATTGAAGACAAACACAATGTCCTTGTAGTTTTCGTATTTTCCTTTTGCATATAAAAATCCAATGTTTTTCATAGCACCTCGATTGAAGGGCAAATCATTCTTCTGATGAGCAAAGACAATATCATAAGTGGATGGGTCTATGTCTTCTAATAAATATTTGATATAATAATCAAAAAAGTGCTTCTGTTTCTCCCTATTCCGATAAGGAATAATAAAAATAGTTGAAACCATTAAGATACATTCATATATTTATTTTTAATAACTTCCGGTATTAATTTATGCTCGTGTAGCTCGAGCTTTTTAAAGCATTTGTTAATCGTCACCTCGCTAATCTTACTGATGGCGTGAATCGACTTCTTCGAGATGTTCAGATTACATTTTTGACAGACAAAATAGACTATCCCAGCAGAGATAGAGTGAGGAGTATTTTCGGGAATGACTTTCTGAGTTTCTACTACATTCGCGATGAACAAACAAAGCGTGGTCAACTCTTGATTGATGGACAACTTACTACAGTAACGATTGATGAAGGACGATGGTTTTGTATTATGTAATACAGTCTTGTCTTCCTCTTCTCTCTCAATATCATTTAAAATCCCCAGCGCATTTTTACAACCACGCGTTGCGCTCGTGTTATCCAGCTTGAAAATCGTCGCAATTTCTTTCGAGGTTCGTGGGTTGTTGTTACAACTACATGCGATATAAATGGAAGAGGCCAATAACCCGTCACGATTGATGCCTCTATAGGTCTTGGTATGTGAAATTTTGTCATAATATCGTATCGCGTCATCGATGATGATTTTTGGAATGCCAGCATTGCTAGCAAGTACGCTAATCACCTGAAAATCATCGTATTTTGATTTCTCCTTGTAAGGCATTGATTGCCAATTCGTATATCTACTTATTTTTCGCATCTCATAGCTTGAACCAAACCCACAGACAATCTTGCATCCAAATGAAGATTCTCTTAACAAAGGGTTGACTGGCATACCACATCGGGTTGGGTCAACCGTATTGCTATCATCGGCTCCGTAAAATCTCCATTCCGCTCCAAAATCTAATATTTCCTTGTCGATATTCCCACAGGAAGTATTAGAACAACAATTAAATCCTTCTTCTGAAATAAACATGACATCTCCACATTTTTTACATTTTCCGTCATTCTCCGAAGAATAGACACATTCAATTTCTTCCTTCTCATCAAACAAATCCCATATTTCTTTGGATTTTTTGTCTTCGTAGTTCTTCTGTGTTTTCATGGTACACATACTATTCTATTTAAGATATACATCAATTTTTATTTTATTTATTTATAATAATGGGAAATACAATCTATTCATCGAAACAGAGCCAACCTACAGATATGAAGAGTTTGGCTTCTCAAATAGATGACATTGCGGTTCACTATATCTTAAAACAAAACACCATTGATTTATTACGCTTAACTGACAAAGAATATTATGACAACTTGATCGTCTTGGTAGGTAATTTGTTCGAAAAAAAGCTTTCAGACATAGAAATTGGCTCTTTAAATCAGCGTATCTTTCCAGAGACCATTCAAGATGCCGTATTCAACCTTCTCCCATCGAACGGTAAAGTAAAGGACAATATGATTAGTAATATTTCAAAGTTTTACATAAAGATTATGATGATATTTAGTGCGATTGTCTCGACGATTGATCCACAGTACTCTTATGACGACGACACCGGTAAGAAGCAAATGTTCTATTTGAAAGATATTAAATCCTATAAAAATATTCCCAAACATGTTCAGCCAGTCGTTCACCAACTTACAAACCCGATGAATTTGTGCAGAAAGAGGATCTCTATCCTTCGAAACAAGATCGATTCAACCGATCCTGATTTTATTACGATAAATCCAGGTGAAAAACTTTGTTCTACCGACAGTGCTAATCATCTCACAGATGAAATTGGAATCAAAGAACTTGATTTATTGTATTATGACATTTTTGATCCAGAGACAAAAACCTGGAAAAGCCGTAGCAAAACGATGGATGAAAAATACAGAGAAGACTTAAAAAGATTCTATACGATTTTTACTGGAAAGTCCGATCTCCCACCCAATATCAATAGTTTTAAGGATATTGAACTGTTTGATTTTCGTTCGATGGATTATTGCAAAGATACTTTGTTCACACACGATTTTATCATACCTAAAGACAATGAACTCATCTTACGATACAAAGAGCAAGTCGACCTCTTGGAACAAAGTACAAATGTATATAGGGCAGAACTATTAGAAACCCTCAAGAAAGTGTTCTTGACAAAGATTGAGGACGAGAATATGTCCTATACGATTCAGTCTACTCTTACTTTACAAGACATTTTGAATATTGAAAACGAGACAAGAAATACCATTATTAATTTATACACGAATTGTGAACAATATTTCATACGAGCCCTTCTTATCTTTGAAGAACTCTATGACAATCAAAGCAAAGTGATGAATGAATCAAGAATGAATAACTTAGAAAAAAGAGAAGTGAATCAGCCACTGTATAAAGAAAATCTGTTCAATGTGAATTCAGTCCCTCAGCAAATGCCTCCATTGAACATGACGCCAAACAACCCGATGGATATGAACTCTGGACCCACCTTATACAATCCTCAAGTCCAAAATAGTTTTGTTCCGAATGTTCCTGGATCGAATGTTCCTCCCTCGAATGGGATTCAAACGAGACCATCGGTTGCATCTCCCTTTGCACCTCCCTTTGCGCCTGTTTCAAATGCTTTACCTGTACAACCCACCCAATTCGATACGATGGCGCCATTGCCTGAGCTAAATCCAGTAAATCCAATTACTCCAGAGACTCCTGTTGAAACGCCTATAGTACAACCGATAGAAACACCTATCGAACCACCTGTAGAGAATCCAGTAAATGCTCCAGTAGAGACACCTGTAGAGTCACC